GATCCGGAAGTTTGAGCCTACCGTCTCATCATAGAATGCTTGGAAAGGACAAGGAATCAAGATCTCTCCACCACCAGCAGTATCGGTGTTCCCACCGTTGTACTTCAGGGCAGGGATCAGGAGTTCCAAAGTATTTGCCGCAGAGTCAGTGAGGTCAATCTCCAACGAACTTTCGGTTTCGTTCAAGAACTTCTCAAGCAGGGTTGCGTTCTCAAAGAAGAACGTGGCTTGCCCAGAAAGGTTTGAACGGCCAATAGTCGCTTGGCTGATGACTTCATCGTCCCCAATTGCAAAACGTGGCTCAAGTGCGTTCTCAAGAGTCAGGGTGATCTCTGTAGCAATTGCTGACGTGACCCCACCTTCCTTGAGTGTGCCAGTGAATGAATCGAATGGCTCAGTGGTGCCAGCAGAACCAAGTACCGCACCTGCTGGTGCTGTGGTGCCTGGTGTTTGGCTTTTACCAATCACACCAAATGATCCAGTGATAATACCACCTGTTGGGATCGTGAGATTGAGGGTGTTCAACTCACAACCAGTGAACAAATGGTAAGGCTTGTCACCGGATTGAAGGTCAGCGAAGTGGCGGAGCATTGAGAAACTCTTGCGGGCAGTACCTGCTTTAAGGACGTTGGTTGCCCAAGTGCCCCCAAGTACTGCTTCAAGCAGGTCGTCAAACGATCCGTCGGAAAGTTCAAACTGAATTTCTCCACCAACTTGCTTTTGGCCGTGGCGGACGTTGGGGATCATACGGTCACCAGTCAGTTCTTCAGACACAAAAGTCTGCTTTGTGGTGGCCAATGAGCAGCCTGTGTTTCGCAGGCGAGAAAAGGAAGGAGTGGCTGGTGTTGTACCATACGTCGCTTCCGCTATGTGATATAATGCATGGAGTGCTGAATCTGACATTTTATGATGTTTCCTATGTTAACGGATTAGGTCGTACGTGCCTAACCCTCCATTCAATAGATACAAAAGCACGGAAGCTGTCCCCACTTTTGACTGGTTCTGTTATCCCGCACTGCAGGATTTTCACTGTTGTACCACTATATGTAAGAGACTTCCCAGCCACATAATGGTTTCGTAGTAAATCGTAAGCCTCGTATAAGGCTTTTTGCCCAGTAAGTAAAGGATAATTCAGGGCAATTTGCAAGATGCTGACCTGCTCATCTTCCCCACCAACCCCCAACGTGGTTGTGTATGCTGGGGTGTGCAAGAAGTCAAGTTTCATCCATGCCGTTTCGGCTTGGGGTTGGTCAAGAAATTGGTCGTATCCTGTGCCGGCATCACGGAGTACTAGGCGATCGTAATTGGGCACACTTGTGTACAAGGGTAAGTTCGCCCTAGCAAATTCTAAAAAGTCCTCTGTGATCGCTACAAGAGAGTTAGATAGTGTCCCCATTACAACTTGCCCTCCCTAACTGCTTGTGCCACTAATCGGTTAAACCGAGCCACGTTTCGCCTGACCATACCACGTGGTGCTTGTGACGAATGCCCTTCAAATTCAATACGGGATGCGTACGGCAAGTTATTCACGAAATAGATAGTGACATCACTCGTTGTACCATTGCCTAAATTGCTCTGCACATCCTGCAACGCTTGTACTCCTTGTGGGTCAATGACGTCAAGGGAACCAGTGGCGGGAGCACCGACAGAGGTTTGCCAGTTCCCACGTAAACGCCCACCAACGTACCCAGCTGGTGCTTTACCTGACTTCCACAGGTCGGGGTTACCGACTGGGGTATCTTGAATAATGGCGGAGAAAAGTTTGAAGCAGATAGCTCGACGATCCTGCTCTGTGGCATTGATCGCCTTGACTGAAAACTTGCCTACCTGTTTTGCGAAACTCATGTTTGTCTGATTGGCACCTTGTAAATGACATCAGTGCCTGCGGGTGAAATTGGCGTGTTTCCTATGATTTCGTACTGCTCACCACTGATCGTTGCTTTGTCGCCCGAACGTGGTTTGAAACTGACTCCTTTAGCAGCTATGATCAGCATATGTACTTTGCCACGTACAAAATCTTGCATGAACTGTTCGTCAGATTGATTCAGGGAGCCTTTCCCCACGGGTACTTTGGCTCCCTGAACAACCTGTGACTGGTCGGTACCTGAAGAAGTGAACTCGCCTGTTGCTGGGTCGAATATGGCATCTGCCCCAACCCGACTGATAGTGACGTCTTGCCCCAACTCTTGTAAGAGATCCAGAGAGGCATCGGCCATATCGTTATAGAAATCGGTCATACACGTACGTTCACTAAACTTAGACCAGCGTTTGAAAGTAAGGGAGCAAGTAGGTCATTGACCTTGTTGAATTGTGCTTGTACAGTACCAACCTTGGAATCGCTGTACGACCGCTCGATCACATCTACTTTCTCCTTCACAACAGTACGCCCAGAACCAACTGCCTGCAAGGCATAGTCCTGTGCGTATAAAGCTAAGTATGCTTGCGCATGCACCAGTTCATCTGGTATCGCGTCGTTAGCAAAAAGAAGTCCATCAATGTAGACTTCGTCACGTGGCCACTGCAAGGATTGGGTTGAAGAAACTTTAGTTCCTTTGTACTGGCTACGCTTAGCCTCAAGAACGTCCATAGCTTTCAGCAGGTTTTGCTCAGCCACAGCGTCGTCCGCAGTGAAAGACTCACCACGGGCAGCTAGGTAAGTCCTAGCATCCGCCACAGAGACGTAACTGTCTGCGTTGGCTACTTGGCTACCGTCTTCAACCGTCAAGGCCATATAACCTCCTTACAAGATGTCTTTGTCCTCTTCAGTCCCTTCGGCTTCTTCCTTTTGGGCTTTGGCCAACCGTTTCTTCAAGGTTTCCAACTTGGCATTCGGGGCAGGGTTGATACCGAGGTCTGCCAACTGAGCACGCAGTTGACCCTTTTCGGCCTCCTCTTCCTGTCCTGGTTTCGTAGCTTCACCAGACTTTGAAACTTCTGGTTCGCCACCCTTTTCCATGTCCGGAGTATACCCAGATTGCGTACGAGCAGCCTTTATGGTGAACCCACGAGAAACTAGGCTAAGGAAATTAGCTCTACGATCTTCAACTTTCATAAGAAAACTCCTTCCTTTGAAGTAACAAAGGCAGGGGCACTATGCCCCCACCAATGCTACCACAAAAATGGTTAATCGTTTACCTTGATGAAGGCCAACGGAACGTTCTTCCGGAGGAAGATACGATCCCAGTTAGTAGCCAACTCCAAGTCACCGTAGTCAGCTTGGGTGTTGTTGGAACCACCTGTGAGGGTATTGCTCAGGAAGCTGAACCCGACCGGATGCCATACATCAGCAACTCGGCTGTACATGACGTCCTGGCCACCACCGTCACCAGCGGAAGGCAAGCGATCAACTTCAGACGGTGTCTGAACCTTACCCTTAGCCGTGGCCACGATCCCTGGTGCATAGAGCATACAGGTGTAGGTGATCCGGTTAGTGCCTGAGACTGCCGGAAGGTTGTCATCAACGATCAGTCGTTTACCCATGTAGGTCTCGAACATGATGTTGTTGTCAGCGTCGCGGATGTAGTCGATCAACTGTTGCTTCTGCAAACGAGCATGGATCTGCGAGTGGATGGCCAAGATGGATACAGAATCCTTATGGTCACCCAGCGTTTGCAATGCGTCGATCACTCGTGTACCACCGATACGCTCTGCGTCAGTGACTGCACCAGCACCGTCAGTGGCTACGTCGATGACCATGTCACCGGAGTCGTTAGCGATGTTGTCCGCGAGAACACCAAGAAAAGAACTAATGATCCGACGTTCATCATCTCGTGCCCAGTACCTTCCGATCCGGCCAGTGATGGCACCAGCTGGGTCGATGAGTGCGAGTTCACGAGACAAGTCCATTGTGGACCAACTCTTATTTCGGCTAGCGAGACGGAACTTCTGCAACCCAGAATCGACCTTTGCAGGTGTTGAATTCTGTGCGGGATCGTCCGTACTGTAATTTGGCTCGTCAAGAGTCAGAGGGTTGAAGTTGGCCAGTTCTCCGGTCCTTCCTCCCTGGTTTACTTGTGCCTGTAGGGTACCGTCAGTTGCGGCAACACCCGAAGCGATGAATCGGTTAAGATCCGTTTGGGCTTGTTGGATGCGGCGACCAAAGGTAACAGGATTATAGATATCAGCAAGTTGTACTACTGCCATGATGTTTTTCTCTGTTTTTGGTGTTTAAGTTTATGAACCCTCAGAAGCAGCGACCATTTCTCGGTATTGCTCTGGATGCTCGTTTGCGAATTTAGCTTCCTCTGTGGCACTCATGTCCTTCAGATTCGGCTTTCCGGCAGCACCGCTACCCTTACGCCCAGCAGCACCGCTACCTGACGCCTTACTACCGATCACTATAGGGGCAAAGCGATCAGAAGTAAAGAAAGAATTTTGCAAATCGTCTAGCGAATCTGCAGTTACCTCCCCTTGATCATTAAGCACCCGTACGTGTGCCTCATCATCAGTGATCTCCACCTTCATACGGGACTTAATGTGGGGCAAAATGATATCGGAGTTTTCCCCACAGAGTTTTGTGGCGATTTGATTAGCTTTCGCTTCAAGCGTCTGCTTCTCAATGATCCGATTGAGTTTTGCCTGAGCAGCGTCAGACTCCTCCTTTTGCTTGGCGATCTTGTCTTGGTAGGATCTCTCCAGTGCTTCCACGTCACCCTTCTTACGGGATCCGTCATTCTTGAGTTCGTCAAGCTGGTCTTGGAGACCTTTCATTTCGTCGGACAGTTCACGAGAACGCTTCTCCGCAGCTTTCCGCTGCTCCTTCTCGTAATCCTTGGCTCGTTTCAGAGCCCCAGTGTCCTCCAAGCCAGAAACATCCAGCTTATAATTGTCACCATCAGTGACATATGCTTCTTTGAAGCCTTCACTGAGTGCTTCGTATTCTTCTTGTGTGATTGTTAGTTTCAGTGCCATTACGGGAACCTCCCTATTTAGTTTTGTTGTTATTCTGTTGGCACCTTATAGCGTTTGCCATTCGATGCCGTGAAAGTACCATCTTCGTTAAGTGGTGGGTCAATATCACCAAGTTCTGCAGCCAAAACCCCTGCTTCGTCTTCAGAGATATTGTTAGCTTCCATAAGTTCTTTTACGAACTCGTTAAAATCTTCTTCAGTTATCATTGTTTAAGTAATCCTAAGCTATCAAAAAGTTCATCAAACAAAGGCACTATGTTCTTTTCAAATTCTAATAATGGCCAATGTTGGTATGCATCCCATTTGGTCTCCCCCTTAAGTATGCTTTCAATATAGTTCAGCATCTGTATGTCCTTTGTCTTATGTGCTATGTACTGGCTATAGGCACGAGCAAAGATTTCATGCTTCCTTGTCATATATGCGTAGTAGTTGCTACTTCTGGTCTTCCTGTAGTAGTGGAGTGCCTCTACTGAAGAAGACTTCTCCAACCTCTGCATCAGTTTACGTAAAGGCTTACGCACTGTCCCATTCGGGTGCTGGGTTATCTTGTCTGTTGCGTATTGGCTTATATACCCACTTTTGGTGAACAACAAGTTGTCTAACCAATGGCCTACTTCATGTTGGATATTAAGAGGTATTTCTGACGTATTTGTTGCCTTCCTCCAATTCACAGTGACTTGTCCTGTGCTTGTGGTGTACCAAGCCCCTGCAGACCTAAGATTAGCTGGTGTTGGGGTCTTATTAATGTCCCGAAAAACAATCCTACCTGCACCAAAATTGACAGGCATCGCATGAACTGCTGAAATGTTGTCTACTGCTCGCTTGACCCCACCACGCAAAGGTTTAGTCAACTTTGCATCTTCTGCTGCGGATGGTACCGTTACTGTCTCTGAGAAAGGTTGACTCGTTGGCTTCGGCTTCGGTGTTGGCTTCTGGAATACTGTTGGTTCTGCTGCCTCCATTTCAGCCAACGTCATCGCAGTGAAGTCTTTGTCCAAGTTCAGCTTAGCGAACTTATCGGCAGTCATACCTGCCCCAGTGAACAACTCGTACCGCTTTTTGCCCAGTACCCGTTTCTGGAAGTCCTTTGGTTGATTCTTGAGCCATCCGTAGTACGTCTGGTTAGCGTCCACGTAGCCATCCTTTGACGCACGGGTAGCACCCTCGTCAAGGAAATCATACTTGTCATCCAGTACTGGCACAGTCGTTGAACGGCAATTGATATGCACAGGTGGGGTGGGTCCAGCATTCAACGGAAACTCTTGGCCGTCTAAAGACCTGCACGTGGCGGACGTCCTGCCGTCAAGCGTGGCGGTAAACCTGTACCCTTTGATTATGTCCCCGTTACGACTCCATACAGCCAAACGTGAGGTAGAAGCCACGTGCTGGATGGAAGTGTGGGCTACGGCAGACGCATGCCTCTGTGAGACCGCTAAGATCCCGTCCTTGAACCCATTCTTCTTGGTGCCCCGAATTGTCCGTATCAGCTGTGCAGTCGTATGGCCTTCAACCCAAGCCTTCCGCACCGCATTGTTCACTTGGGTGATGTGCTTTGTTGACCATGATTTGACCAATGGTTCCATCAGGTCGCCCGTTGCACTAAGTGGCTTTCTCAGGGCAGCAGTGTAAGCCAACTCGGCTGCTGGCCGTTTCAGGTTGACATTGCCTATGGCTTGCTCTATAGATCGGGTCTCAAACCCAACCTCATAATCAGCCAAATCTTGCAATTCTTTGTAGAACTGCTTGTCGTTTTCCCGAAAGAGTTTCACCTGCTGACGCCTAAGACTCGTAAGCGTATTCTCAAGGTCCTTGCGTGTTATGTCGCTGACGTTGTCCGCCCCAAGTGCAACGACCGTCTCACGGATCGCTTTGTCGACCTTTGGGATCACTCGAGAGTATACTTTAGTTTGGCTGGTTTTCAGCTTCTCAAGAAATACTTGGTGGCGAGTAGCCACTTCTGTCAACGATTCGGGCATTACCTACTACTCTGGATCATATCAGCAAGCTGATCGAATCTCCGATCCTGCTGTTCACGGATTTCCTTAAAGCCTTCTCGGATTTCCTCCCTTATCGTTGCATCAGTGTGTTCGCTCAATGCTTCTGAACGTACCCAT